AATTGGACTGCCGACAAATACGAATTTGTTGCACCTAATTCAAAACTTAAGCATAATTCGCAAAGTGGTAATTACGAGTATGTTCAAACACAAATTGATCCTTACAAATCTGAAATAGGGGAATAATATGACAACACAAAATAAGAAACTTATTGTTTATGTAGTTGCTTTTTGGGCTTACTTTGGCTTATGGCTTTATGTCTTACTACCTTTACTAGACAATTTCTTAAAAGGGGTGTAATATGACGAAAAATCAACAAGTTACGGGGGCAAGTATGTCTGACCAGCAACGAGAGATGCAGCACAAGATTCATATCCAAACTATGATGAATCCTGATCCTGACTTTTTGGATTTAGAACCTCATATATCTTTACAAGAACTTATCGAGCATCATATTACTTTTAACGCTGAAGTATTCTCTGATTTTTATGATGAAGTTGAAGTTCAAAATCAAGTAAAGAATATTCTTTATGATCGTAATGATGATAAGCTAGGTCGCATTAAAGATGTTTACGATGCGGAAATTAAAAGAATTGCAAAGTTTATAGCTGAAAACTATGAAACAAATAGCTTTGCTAAATGGGCTTATGAAGATACAATATCGCATGTAATTTAACGAAACTTTTAAAAGGACAATACAAGATGAAATTAATAGAAGCTTATCAAGCCAGCGATGGCGCATTATTCTCAACACTCAATCAATGCCAAGAACATGAAATATCGCTTCAATGGCGCGAAAAAATTACCGACTTTGTTCAAAGTGAATTGTGCCAATATAAAACAGGCGCTCACAATGGCATGGTTGGAAAAATAATTACCGCTTGGGAGCAGTTTAAAATTCAGGAGTTAGCATGAAAACTTCTGAAAGCATCAAACAAATAGCTGAAGCTTTAGTATCCGCGCAAAAAGAAATTAGATTTGCCGTTAAAGATTCAACTAACCCTCATTACAAATCCAAATATGCCAATATCAATTCAGTTATTGATGCCGTTAAAGCGCCATTAAATAACAATGGAATTGCTATCCTTCAATCATTAAGCCCATCAGACGACAATAAACTTCACCTGACAACAAGATTGCTGCATAGTTCGGGTGAATGGCTGGAAGATACTGCCGTTTGCCCTTTACAAAAGCAAGATAGTCAGGCGCTTGGGAGTTGCGTTTCTTACATTCGCCGTTATTCGATTTCTAGTTTTTTAGCTCTTTATGCAGACGATGACGATGGTCAATCCGCAGTTCTTAACGCAGCCGATTACTTACAAAGAATTAGCCAATCACAATCATTAGAAGAATTACAGTCTAACTATAATTTTGTAATGGGTGAAGTTAAGAATGATCGCACTTTATCTAAAATGGTTATTGAAGCTAAAGATAAAAGAAAGGCAGAGCTATGATTGATGATCCTGTAATTCGTAATGTTTATGGTTATCCAATTGAAACAACTGCAAAAGAACTTATGCAAGCTGAAGCAAGGCGAACTAAAGTTGAAGCTTTAAAACGATTTTTAGGTGAAAAGTATTTGTTAGCACCTTTAACCAAGAAACTAGATAAACCAATTAAATAGGAACTTAAATGGATAGAATAATTAGAGGTATTAGTCAGGGCAGTCCCGAATGGGCTGCTTTGCGCGTAGGAAAAATTGGTGGCTCAAGAATAGCTGATCTTTTAACTGAAGGTCGAAGCGGTAACGAATCTTTAACTCGTAGAAAATATAAGAATGAATTGATTAGGGAAAGATTGACAGGTCGCAAATTAGATACCTATAAAACGCCTGCAATGCAACGAGGAATCGATTTAGAACCTATGGCTAGGGCATGGTATGAAGTTAAATATAATACCTTTGTGGATCAAGTGGCAATCGTTTTACACCCATCTATTAATGGCGGTCAATGTTCGCCTGATGGTATTGTTGAAGCTACTAATTCTTTGATTGAAATTAAGATACCCAATCCTGAAAACCATTTAGATAACATCCTAACAGGTGGCAAACAGTTAGAACAATATTATGATCAGGTTATGTGGCAATTAGCTTGCGTGCCTGGCTCTAATGGAAACGAAAAAAGAGAATTTTGCGACCTTGTATCTTATGATCCTGATATGCCTGATCATTTACAAGGGTTCGTAAAGCGTATTTATCGAGATGATGAATATATTAAAACAATGGAAACTGCGGTGATCGCGTTTTTATCTGAAATTGAAACTATCGTAAACAACTTAAAGGAAATACAAAATGGCAATAACCCATGATCTAATCGCTAAAACAGGCGAATATGTAAACAAAGAAGGCGAAACAAAAGCTCGCTGGACTAAAGTTGGAGTTGCAATGTCTAATAAACAAGGTGGCACTTCACTTCTTATTGAATCTATCCCTGTCAATTTTGACGGCTGGGTAACAATGAGAGAACCGCAACCTAAAGATGGTGCAGGATCAAATACAAGTGCAACTGATTCAGCAATGCCATTTTAATGATTTTACTGATGGCGTGAGCCACAATGTAGCCCATAATGATTGTGCAATATTTATTAATTAAGGGGAATAATATGTGGACAACTCCAGCAGCTACAGAAATGCGTTTCGGTTTCGAAGTTACAATGTATGTAATGAATAAATAGTATATATTTTATATATACTTTTATGGGTGAATAGCGTTCTTCAGAAAATCGGTATTTACCAATAATTAAGGGGCTTAAAATGCCCCTTTTTTATCGTGTGTATAGTGTGTATTATTTAAAGTTTCATGCAAATTGTTTTCATTCTTTTCTATATAAATCAACTACTTGAGTGAAAACGGATGTAAAGTATATTTTACAATCCATGTCTTAAATTATATCTATATTCATCCCACCACCATTTACGGCGATAAGTTTTAAATTTCTTTTCAATCCTAGCGTATTTATCAACTCGGCGCATTGGTATCCAACGCCTTAATAAAAGCTTTCCAGTAGGACTTCTTTTAGTCCTAAAGTAAATAGTCATTTTATATAATGATCGCCAGTATTGTTATTAAGACCAATCATATCGACCTTATCTTGATCCCATGATGTTGTTTCATCGGAATCATAATAGCGTTCTTCATAAAGCTTATTCTTTTTATTGCCCCAAATCTTTTCGTAATTCTCATCATACAAGCTTTTTTGTTTAAGCTTATTAGTTGATCCCTTGCCAGCTTCACTATATTTACTTGCCATAATTTTCTTTCACCCAATTAGAAAAGTTAATTAAATCGTCTTTATCAGCCGTAGATTTCATTGTATTAGCTTTTGATGATATTACTTGAATATTGCCTTTTATGTAACCTTTAGTATTATCTATTCTATCAAGGCTAGGACTTAAATCGCGGTTACCATCAATGGATTTTTTTAAGGGAAGTCCCAAAATGGGACAGGTTTCGGGAATAATTATGTCTGATACTTCTATATCAAACGAAATGTTTTTAATTTTTGCTCTGTATCGAGCTTGTTGAAATAAATTCTTTTCTCGATTGCTTGCCTTCCAATCTCTTAAATACTGACATCGATTGCTCTTATCTTTTAAAGGCATTTATTTATCGGCTTTAGAATTTAACCTATCAAATAATTTTTCAAGCATATCATCAATCTTGTCTAATCTTGCATCTAAATCTGATTTACGGACATAGCTTGTTGGAAGCTCTACTTCTATTCTTTGAATATCTTGCTTTAAATTTTGAACCGCATCCCACATTTGTCTAACAAACCAACCACCAACCGACAAGCAAACACCTAATACGATGTTAATAATTAAATTCATGTCCATTCTATTTCTTTCTACTAATTGATAAGATGCTTTTCAATAGCCAAATAAAGACTACCATCATTGTTGCCGCTAGATATATAAGCAACAGAGCCATCAGATAGTAAAATAACCAAATAATTTTTACCATCGTAATAATCAGCGCCAATATCTTTGATTGTTTTATTTTGTAGAAAATCGAAGTGATCGTCAATGGTTTCATGGGAATCTTGCATTCAAACTTTCTATCACTATTTCAGGACTGACAAATTTGTTAGGATCATGCTCTGTATCTTCCCACCATAAAAATTGATTTTCTACCAAATTATTTCTATTTTTCAATAGATTAAAATTTTCAGGGTGTCCAAAGATCAGAGGATCAGAAACCGACCACAATACTATACCATATTTTTTCTTATCCCAAGCAAAATGTTGGAAAAAAGAATCACAACTTATCCATGTTCTGCACTCATTGACAAGGGTTTCAAGTTCTTTTAGCGATAAGTTTTTTCTAAAGTCAGGCACTAATTGTTCTTCACCTTCTATACCTACTTGAACTATTGGCTCATCAATTAGTCTAATGAGTTCCTTCCAATAAGGATAGTTTTTAGGATTATTTTTTCCGCTTTTTAAAGCTTTAGCATAGGGGCTAATAATAATCATAGATACATCTTTCTATAAGCATTTTCTAAACTGTCTTTCCATTTCCATTGATACATTTTAATATAAACATTCCATGTATCAAGATCACCAAACAATGCATGAGCTTCAGCAATAGATTTGCCAGGCACTATGTCAGGGAAACAAGTAAATATTTCAGGATTTGTAATGTCAGGCATTACACGCTTAAAGACTATATGATCGCCCATACCGCCATTTAATATCACAATAGTTTTATCACTATAATTAACTAAATTATTAAATACAGTTTCATCTTGTCCGTAAAGAATTTGATTTGATTCACTTCTTATACCACCATTAGGATTTTTAAGATGCCAAGTATTAGCATTAGGAACGGCAAGAATCTTATAGCCTTTTTTAAATAGACCATAAGTAAATAATGTTTCTTCTCTATGCGCTACCCTTGAAAGCCCTAGATGATAGTCATGCACTCCAGCCCTATAAAGAAAAGAACAATGAAGATGCTCAACCTCTTTAACTTTGTTAATAAAAGACCATTGAATGTTAGGTTCTCTATTAATAAACTCTATTTTTCCTGTAGGTCTAAAACTTTCAAATTGAAATGGCGGAGTTAGTATTGCGCCACCTATTGCGCCTACATTTTTGTGAGTGTAATTAAAAAGGTTTTGTAAAACATTGGGTTCGGGTATTGCATCATCATCAACGCGCCACACCCAATCAAAGCCCATGCCATTAGCCATTTGATGAATGTAATGTTGCCCTTTTTTGCCAGCATAAACCCATTCCCATTTAATGCCTTTGATGGAAAGCATTTGAAAGAAGTAGCTATAGACCAATTCTTTCCGCATATCCTGTGGCTCATCATTGTCATCAAAGATAACTAGCTTATCAACCTTTTTTGTCTGATTAATTATAGCGTTAAGCGTTAAAGGTAAAGTAGTATGATAACGACCACGAGTAGCTACCGAGCATAAGACGCTATTCACTATCCCACCTCATAATCATAAGATTGAATTTATTATGCTCATTAATTTCAGGCAAAGTTTCTGAAATAAATCCATGCTCATTAATGTAATTAAATTGGAAGTCAGGAAAGTGTGATTCATTTAAGCCATGAAGCTTATGGTGTTCGCCCCAAAATCCTACAGGCTCATTATGCGGAGTGGTTAAAAGAAGTCGTTTGCAATGTTTCTTTAGTTTTTGTGCTATCTCTAATCCATTATCAATATGCTCAATCAATTCAAAAGCGATTATGGTGTCGTATTGGGCTAAAGGATAGGTGTTGATATTAGCGTTAGTAAAAGATGTGTTTAAACCCCATTCCTGTTCGCGTGCGACCTCTATAATAAGAGGATCGTAATCTAAACCTATATAGTTTGCATTGTTTGGAAGGAATTGAGAGCCGTAACCTGTTGAGCAACCTATTTCAAGAATATTCTTGCCTAATAGATTGCGGTTAGCCCATAGATAACGAGTAGCTTCTCTAGGAAAGACTGGATCGCCTTTAAGAAAAACCGCTCTCTCGTAATTATTTGTGAGTAAAAATCTGTAGTGATTCAAGTCATACTTTTTAAAGTATGCCAAAGCATCTTGTGTTATCTTGTCCATGTTAGTCCTTTAAATTGGATATACTAAATCAACCTTTTGTGATATTGCTAATGCAGTTGCAAATACTACTGATGTTCCTGAAGTTACAGTTACATCAGAACCATTTACCATTTTAACACCTTGTAAAAATACTTCAATTTTTCCTGAAGTATAAGTTGTTGATGTTGTAAATGTTGTTTGTGATGCCGTTGAAGTAAATGAATCATATATCATTTTACTTGTAATGCTAGGCGCAGTTCCACTAAAACCTGAATATCCTGAAAAGCCTGATACCCCACTTCCTGAAAATCCGCTTCTACCACTGAATCCGCTGATTCCTGAAAATCCGCTTGTGCCTACTGCGCCGCTAAATCCCGATGCGCCGTTAGCCCCACTAAATCCGCTGATCCCTGAAGTTCCGTTAATTCCGCTGAAACCTGAAAAACCCTGTGCGCCTGAAAATCCTGAATACCCGCTTATGCCTGAACCGCTAAAACCTGAATAGCCTGATATACCTGATAATCCATTTGTTCCGTTACTTCCACTGTATCCTGAAAATCCGCTTGTGCCAATTCCACTATAGCCCGAATATCCTGAAAAGCCTGATGCACCATTAGTTCCGTTACTTCCGCTAAATCCACTAATTCCACTAGCGCCATTTATTCCGCTAAAACCTGACAAACCTTCTTGTCCACTAAATCCTGAATATCCGCTGATTCCTGATCCTGAATATCCTGAATAGCCACTAAAACCTGAATCGCCGTTAATGCCATTTATTCCACTATATCCGCTGAACCCACTAATACCAATGCCACTGAATCCTGAATAGCCTGAAGCTCCCGATGCGCCGTTAGTTCCATTAGTTCCGCTAAATCCGCTAATTCCGCTTACGCCGTTTATTCCACTATAGCCTGATTCGCCTTGTTCGCCTGAATAACCTGAAAATCCACTGTATCCGCTTGCGCCTGGAGTTCCGACTTCACCGCTATATCCTGAATATCCGCTAGTTCCTATTCCGCTGAATCCACTGTAGCCTGAATATCCGCTAAAACCTGAATAGCCTGATACACCATTAACAATTGCTAAAAATAAATTATGATTGTTTCCAAAATTTGTAGTGCCTGTTCCCTCTGAAGAAATTAAACTTACAGGAATAGTCCAATAGCTAGTAGAAGTTCCACCATTAATATTTGTTGTAGCACCTGTAATTAACCAATATTGATTATTTGCACTTGCGTTTCTATCTTGAAGAACAAAAGTTTCACTTGGTTGCAAACTAGATAAGAAAATATCAATATCAACATTACTGTCAGTAAGATGACTAACATTAATTTGAGTAGCGCTAACTTGAGTTGCATTGTTCCAAATAACAGCACCATCGCCTGGATAGCCTGAAGTTGCACCTGTGTGAGCATGATACTCAAAGAAACTTGATGATTGACCAGCCGCGCCTGTTGCACCTGAATAGCCTGAATAGCCTGAATAACCGCTAATTCCTATTCCGCTGAATCCACTTATCCCGCTGAATCCGCTAAATCCTGATATTCCTGATGCGCCGACCTCGCCTGAATATCCACTGATTCCTGAATGTCCTGAAGCGCCATCTTGTCCGCTATATCCGCTTAATCCGTTAATTCCGCTGAAACCTGAATAACCTGATATTCCACTTGCGCCATTAATTCCTGAATATCCGCTAAATCCGCTAGTTCCGTTTGTGCCGTTACTTCCACTAATTCCGCTATAGCCTGAAATTCCTGAATATCCGCTGAATCCTGATATGCCTACTTCACCACTAAATCCTGAAAATCCGCTGATTCCGCTATAGCCTGATGTTCCATTTATTCCGCTATATCCGCTTAAACCATTTATTCCGCTAAATCCACTGTATCCGCTAATTCCACTTCCTGAATATCCTGAATACCCTGATAGACCTGACGCGCCGTTAGCTCCGTTGATTCCGCTAAATCCGCTTATTCCTGATTGTCCATTTTGTCCGCTAAATCCGCTAGTTCCAACCTCGCCGCTGAATCCTGAATAACCTGAAAATCCACTAATTCCTGCCGTTCCGTTTTGTCCGCTATATCCGCTTAATCCGTTGATGCCACTAAATCCCGAATAGCCACTTATTCCCGATCCACTATAACCTGAAAAGCCTGATGTGCCTGAAGCTCCATTAGTGCCATTTTGTCCGCTATAACCACTGATTCCGCTTGCGCCATTTTGCCCTGAAAATCCGCTTATGCCTGAACCACTGTAACCACTATAGCCACTAATGCCACTTCCGCTAAATCCTGAAAATCCACTGTAACCTGATATTCCGCTTGCTCCACTTCCGCCAGCCCCACTGTAACCTGAATATCCTGAATAGCCTGATGCGCCTGTAACACCGCGATCAACAACGACAGTCGTAGCAGGTGTAGGTGTTACTTCAACATTGAGAGTAGTGCCTTGAGATAAGGTTACATCGGTTGAATTAACCGATACGGCTATATCATTAGCGGGTGCGGGTGTAATCGATAATGTAGCCATGATTAATTAATCACGCCATCAGAACGAACCAAGAATAATAAGAAAATAATAGAATCTTGTGCGGGTGTTGATCCTACTGCTGGGAATGATATTTTAATGCGACCTGAAAAGCCTACGCAGTTTTCAGCATTAATATCAAGTTGAGGATCGGAAGCTATAACACCCCATGCGCCTTCATCAATGACTAAAGTAAATGTGCCTGCGGCATCAACTCTGTTAGTAATAGTAAGACTGACTGCGGAAGGCGGCGGTGAGTAATCAGCTATGTCAAAAGTTAATCCATAGCGACTGTCTTTAATATTAGATAATTGTCTGCGAATAATAGATGCTGAAATGGTTGCGCCTGTTAAATCGACAGGAAGATCATTGGAAGCAAATACTAGATTCCAATAAGTTTGTTGGTTATAAACTAACTCGCCTGCAATAATTGGATTGTCAAAACCACTTACTTGAGCAAGTGTATTTTTGTTAAAGATAGCCATGTTTTCCTCACTAGGTTAATAACGCCCCTATATGCTTACAGAAGGCGAATGGTCTTATCTTATTAATAGTTTATTCTACCATAACTATTTAAAATAATCACCTACCATCCATGTAACTACAGAATATCTTATGCCTTTTGTTACAGGTTCAACCCCATGTGGCATAAATGAAGGAAATACTAAAACTGTGCCAGGTGTTTGTTGTGGATACATTCTTTCATGGCTATTTTGTATATAAAACTTACCGCCTTCAAAATCATCATTTAAAAATGCTAACACAGTTAATTTTCTAGTTTCGTTTGACCTTGAATGAAAAGTATCAGTATGCGTTTCATATTTGCCATGTATGTCATACATTAGAAATTCTGATTGATTAGAATGAGTAATATGATACTGCCATACTTGATGATTAACTTGTAATCCAATAGCCGTTAATGTAGCACTTATGCCAGCAAATAAAGGTAATTGCAATCTTTGAACATTACGAATATCAAGATTAATATTTTTATCTAAATCGCGACCTTCACCAATAAAAGGAAGTTCTTTTTCTACTTCAGGCTTTGCATACTCCTCAATAAGTTTTTTACAAAAACCTTCAGAAATTGCATTATCTACTTTATAACATTCCTCAAAAGATTGTATTTCATTTTGAATAGTTTTACTAATACCTAATGATTCACGCTTATCATATTTCCATTCAGCATGAGGACCATTTTGATCCACATAATGAAGAAACACTTGCGCTTGCCATTGACCTTCAACATAAGATTCACGCCAATGCCATTTATCACATCCACGATACATGACTGCATCGCCTATTTCCATATCTATTTTACTGACATTAACTGTTTTATCTTCATCATCGCCCATATAGATTGACCAAACATTGCCTTCAAAACCTAATGTAATTGAAGCTGATATTTCGCAAGCTGGTCTATCTCTATGATTTTTTAACTCTTCACCTTGTTGATTATAAAGGCGAGCATAAGAATAAGTGGGATAAAGTTTTAAACCTGATTGTTGCTCAAAATAAGGCAACATAGCTTCAAGCAAATTATCAAATATTTGAGCGCCATGCACCGCTTCAGATAATGGGCATTGAGAATCTTTTATTGTTTTTTTTGCTTCTACTAATGTTTTTAATTCATTAGTTAAAACTTTACAAGATTGTTTATCTAATGCGCTTTTAAGATAAACATATCCTTTATTTTGAAACTCTTGTATTGTATTCATATCTTATCCTTATGTTTATGGTGCGTCTGTTACCTCATTAGGTTGAAAACAATTTGGATTTAATTGTATTGATCCATCATTAGCAAGATAATACATATCTGCTACAACATCATCTTCACAAGGCATCCAATATAAAGGATTTGCTACTTCAAAAGTTTGACCATCAGGCTCTACTTGAGCAATTCTTTCACCTATTTCAGCATTATCAAAATAAACTTTTTCATTTGGACTTATTAAAGCATTTTTCATATATTTTCCTTATCCTAAAAATTCTACTAAAACTGCGCCACCCACACCACCAGCGGCAAGAGTGTTGGGAGTATTCGCCTGACCGCCAGCGCCAGCCATGTCAATGCCTGAAGTAGAATAAGCTATTGCTGAAGGAGCACCAGGTGCTGCTAGTCTTAAACTTCTTCCAGCTAACACGCCTAAACTTGAAAGAACGCCAGTTGATACTGGCGCAAACTGCGTAGGGAAAGGCGCTGTATAAAGTGTTTTTAAAGCAGTTCCTACAGATACAGTTCCAAGTCCCATAGCCCCAGCACTAAATTGTCCTGTAGCGCCACCTGTAGCTGAAACGGCTGGACCAAAAGATGATGTTGATCCTGACACATCTCTATTACCACCTGCTCCTACAGTTATAGATACTGGAGCTGATACAGGAACTATAGCAATAGCAACACCACCCGACCCACCATTTAATACAGCGGTTGTTCCACCACTACCACCACCACCACCACCAACT